TCCAATATCTTTTAAAGGGATAGAATTGAAATTAGGGTAAACTTGAGTAATCATACCTTCATCTGTTTCTGCAGAAATATCTAAAGGAGCAGTAATTCTAACACTGTCATTAACTGATAACATGTTTTCATATATTCCACCTTCTTCCATTGAATATTCATCAGGTGAAGACCCTGCTTTTGTAGCAAATAAATCAGCTGCTTTTTCATACAATTTATCCTTTAATGCTTTAATTACATCTAAAAATAAATCTTCGTTTGTTATAACCTCATCTGGTAAATCCATATCTGCAATTAAATCTTGAGCAATTTGGTATGCGGCCATAGTATTATTCTCAGTAACTTCTTTACCTTCACCTAATTCATAATCACCACTAATAGCTTGATTTAAAGCTTCAGGAGCATCAATGTCATCTTCTGTTATATCAATTGTTTTTTGCATGATATCAAGAGCATCTTCTTTACTCATAGATCCATCAGATAAAGTATTTTTAAGATTTTCTAATTCGTCTACCATCTCTGGGGTGTATTCCATATCATCTGCTAGGGAAATCATTTGGTCAATGTATGACTTTAACATTTTAGAATCTATCATTTCTTCAGCTTCATTAATATCTTTGATATCGTCTCTTTCTCTATTTGGTTTTACTTGGTAACGCTCACCTAAGAAATGTTCAAATGCCATTTCATAATCTGTTTTTGGTGTTGCTGGGATTTGGTTAATTGCTCCTATCCCTACAATTCCTCCAATCATATGTTCGTTTAAAGATTCTTTTTCAGTATTTTCTTGTAATTTTGCTTTGTATTGGCCTTCTGTGATTACACCTGCCAACATTTGCATTCTAAGTGTTTCGTTTGTCATTTTAAGTATTTTATTATAAATATTATGAGTTTTTTGCTTCACGCACTACCTTTAGGGTTTTCTGCATATACAAAATATCATCCATTTTTTCCTGGATTGAATGCTCTAACCAGTCCTCTAAAGATAGGTCATTACGATCTAAGTCTGTTCCGTATTTGGCTTTACCTACTGTTGCTCTATCAATAAATTGGTCTATAATAGAATCTACAATAGAATCGGTTCTTTTAACTGTTCGAGTAAGTAATGATTCAAATTTTGGTCTTCCGACATCTGTATTTTTTGTCATTTTTTTAATAGTTTTTCTACTTCTTTTTCATCTACACCCATATCATAAAGCACCCTTCGGGAACCATGTTCATTTAATATGTCAATATATTCTTCGGCTTCACCTAAACCACATTCAAAATATTTTGCTACGTACTCTACCAACGTAGTGTTTTGTTTTTTGTTTCTTGACTTGATGTATTTCAAGAACACTTTTGTTTTTGGGATCATCTCTCTATAAATTATATATGTTTGCTGCTTGTTCTCGTATGATAGAGTTTGAATATAGTTCGCCAATTCAACAAAACGTATATCCATCGATACATATCGATGAATCATATAAGAGTTCCATTTGTCCCACGATTCTTCCGAAATATTTTCGGGGGGTGTTTTATAAAGGGTGATTTCATTCAACCACCCCCAAATATCTTTTATCTGTTTCTTAGACATCTAAAGTAATATCTTTATATTCTTCTCTCAATTCTGGTGGGAGTGAATCTACTAAGATTTTTTTCGAGTCCAAGCAATAAAATACCGGGATTGGAATTAAAGCATCTTCATCTGCTCCTACTAAGAATTTAGAGATTTTACGGATTACTACTGCTTGTCCGAATAATTTACCTCCATCAAAACCTTCTACTGGTGTAGTGTTTTTGAAATCAATGTTCATTTTTGGTTGTTCCATTTTGTTTATTTATTTGTTTATTTTTTCTTTTCTATAATCTATAAAGTCAGCTATAAATCCAGCTGCTACAATTAGGTTTAATCCAAGCGACATTATGATTTCATGTATGTCAGCATATATTGTTGTCATCAAGTGGATATGTCCGATTGTCCAGAAAGGTACAGCCAAATTTTGAGATATCCACGAAAGAGTATATCTTAATAGATGTTTCATAGCACTTCTATAATTTTAGCAATTGCAGACATTACATTTATTTCTTTATCTATTCGGAAATTTGCTTGATACAAATGCTCATTTAAAATAATTGCTACCGACCCTTCATTTCCAGGAGCATATTTAGGAGCGTATTCAAATAGATTGCGATATAGTTCTTCAAAATCCTTAACGTTTGAGTCTGCTATAATTTGTCTAATAGTAAGCCATTTTTTACCACCTGCTAACTCTTTTAATACATCTTTGACATAGTTGTTTGAGGTCAAAACAGTTCCATCAAGTACAACAGCATCATCCTTTACAGACATTTGAATTACATTCAACATCTTTCTCATGTCAGGGTAGTACTGTAGAATTAATGATTTGATATCTTCTTGTTCGTACGACAAAGATAATTGATCAGCTAAAATCCAAGTTAAATGGTTGTACACATCCATTTTTGTTGGGGGTACAATCTTAAGTACCTGGCAACGTGATTGAAGTGGGTCAATGATTCGCTCAATAAAATTACAAGTTAAGATAAATCGAGTTGAGCGAGAGAATGTTTCAATTACGTTTCGTAAAGCGGCTTGCCCCTGGATAGTAATAAAATCGGCTTCATCTAGGATTACTACTTTAATACCTTTCCAAGATGCAGCACTAGCAAATCCTTTTACTTTCTCTCGAATAGTATCGATTCCATTTTCATCAGATGCGTTTATATAAAGATAATCGCAATCTAGATTTTTAACGATGATTTTTGCTAGGGTAGTTTTACCTGTTCCTGCCGGACCGTAGAAGATGAAATTTTGGATATCACCTTGGTCTAGGTACTTTTGGATTGTTTCTTTAATGTTTTCGTTACCAACATAGTATTGCAGTTCGGTAGGACGAAAACGTTCTACATATAACGTATTTTCTTTCATAACCGTAATATACAAAAAAAGCTTGCACTAGGCAAGCTTCTTTGTTTTATTTTATAGTCCTGCTAATTTTTTCATTCTATATAAATCAAAGTCAAAATCCATTTCTTCTTTCAACGTAGATTTTCTAACTAAAAGTTTTTTACGTTGATCAGCTGAAATACCAGTTACTACTAGTTTGTATTGTCTTCCAGCTTCTGTTTCAACTGCTTCTGTTTCGTATTTTGCTGTTGGAACGTCTCCAATTTCTTTTTGGAATGCTTTACGGATTTTGTCTATTTTATCTAAACTGTCTGCTGTTACAGATAATGGTGGAACTGTTGTTGCTGTAGGTTTTTCTACTGTTTTAGGTGCTTCACCTCCATCTTGTTCAACATCTACCAATTGGAATTCAACTCCGGCATTGTCCATGATTGTTTTCAATACTTTGGACAAATATGGTTTTGTTTTGTATGGATTTTCAAGTGTTGATGGGAAGATGATTTTACCATCTTTTACTACATAGTGAATGTCTTGTTCCAATTTACCAGCATATTTTTTTAAATTATCTGGAGTTTTCATTGGAAAATAATTTTTACCGTATGTACCAACTAGATTTTTTGGAAGTGATTTGCCTGGAAGGGTAAATAGGTAATCGTTTAGGCTACCATCGTTTCCTTCTGCTTGCCATCTTTCAAATCCAGATTCTGCTTCTTTTTCAGTAGCAGCCCATGCTTCCGGCACTCTATTTTTAATATCGATTAACTTAAATGCTTTTTCATCTTCCGAACGAGAATCCCAATCTTTCCAAGCAGCTCCTGCTTTTTGAGCAGGAATTGAAGGTCCGAATGCTTTTACAATTGCTTTAGGGTCACGCATATTCTGTGCGTAAATACCGTAGTTAGCGGTATTATTCATAGCATCAAGTGCCGCGTTTAAATCCGTTGGTTGAACAGCAAGGTCGTAATTGACCTTCATTTGTTTCATTCCATCTTCATCGCCTTCAATTTCGCGTAGGATATCTGTTAATTTCATAATTATACATATTACTGATCCCCGTAAATGTTATATCGCTTAGGAGGTTCGGGTGATTTATTTTCAGTTCGAATAACATATACTTTACTATCCAAAGGAGCTAAACGGAATTCTGCTTTTTCTTGGTTTTTTTCAAACCATGCCTCTAAAACTTCTGTAAGTGAATTGTATACTGTTTTAGTATCATCGCCAACAAGCACCCAGTTATCACCAGGTGCTTGTCTATTAGCGATTAATTCATTGAATTCTACTTGTTCCATATTACATCATTCCCATCATTGATGGATCAAATCCACTATCTTTTTTATCTTCTGGGGTGTCAACAATAGTACATTCTGTTAATAGGATTGTTCCTGCGATTGAAGCTGCGTTCATAAGTGCATTTTTAGTTACTTTATGTGGATCAATAATACCTGCTTCTTTCATATCAACGATAGTTTCTGTTTTAAGATTGTAACCACTCCATACACCTTTAGCTTCTCCAATTTGCATGTTAATTGGGTACATATCACGCTCATCATATCCTGCATTATGTAAAATGATTTCAAACGGTTTACCACATGCTCTGTAAACTAATTTTTTACCGTATTTGAAATCATCTGATTCAGATTTTGAATAAGTGATACCTTCACGTGCATATAGTAAAGCTGAACCACCACCTGGAACAATGCCATCTTCTAAGGCACATTGTGTAGCGTGTAAAGCATCATCCACACGGTCTTTTTTCTCTTTCATTTCAGTTTCAGTACTTCCACCTACGTGAACCAAAGCAACTCCACCTACAAATTTAGATAAACGTTCTTGTAATTTTTCAGCTTCAAATGGTGTAGAAGCATTTTCAATTTGAGAGGTAAGAGATTCTACTCGTGATGTAATTTCTTCTTCTTTACCATCTCCATCAATAATTGTAGTTTTTTCTTTAGTAACTGTAACTGTTTTAGCATTACCTAACCATCCAAAATCAAAACGATCAAGCTTCATACCTTTTTCCTTATCAAATACTTTTCCACCAGTTAAGATAGCAATATCTTCAAGGATTAATTTACGACGCTCACCAAAATCAGGAGCTTTAACTGCTACTACTTTAAGTGTACCACGCATTTTATTTACAATCAATGTAGCTAAAGCTTCACCATCAATATCTTCTGCGATGATTAATAATGATTTTCCTTTAGATGCTACACCTTCTAAAATATGTACTAATTCTTTTACATTTGTAAAACGGTGATCTGCTAATAAGATAGAAACATCTTGTAATGTAGCTGACATATTGTTATTGTTGGTAACAAAATATGGGGATTTGTAACCACGTTCAAATTGAATACCTTCTACAACTTCTAAATATGTTTCGTCTGTTTTAGATTCTTCAATATAAACTACACCTTCACGTCCTACTTTTTCCATAGCACGAGAAATTAATTTACCTACTTCAGGATCATTATTTGCTGAAATAGTAGCAATTTGTTCTAATTGTTCTTCAGATGTAATTTTTTCTGAATTTGATTTGAGGGTAGCTAATACTTCTTTTACACCGGCATCAATTCCACGTTTGATTTCAACGGCATTTGCTCCTTCGTTTAATTTAGTTAAACCGCCTTTAACTAACTCACGAGCCAATAAAGTAGATGTTGTTGTGCCATCTCCAGCATGATCAGCTGTTTTGATAGCTGCTTGTTTTACCATTTGAGCACCTAAATCCTCAATTGGGTCTTCTAATGAAGCAATTTGTCTTGCAACGCTTACACCATCTTTGGTTGAAACAACCACTCCATTCTCAATGTATACAACATTTCGTCCGTTTGGGCCTAAAGTTGCTACCACAGCGTCTGCTAAAGTATCAATACCTTTAACTAATTTTTTTCGAGCTTCTGCTCCAAATTCAATTCTCTTACTCATTTTCTTCTTTATTTATTTTAGCTAAAATTTTTC